AGTGCAGGAACTAACGCAAGTGGAATAGGAATATTCGAATATGATGTACCAACAGGCTATACAGCTTTATCAACAAAAGGATTAAACTTATAATGGCATACACAACAATTAATAAATCTGGAGATTATTTTAATACTAAACTTTATAGTGGTACAGGTTCTACAAACGCTATAACAGGTGTTGGTTTTCAACCTGATTGGACATGGATTAAAGCTAGAGACCATGCTTATAGTCATCACTTACAAGATGCCGTTAGGGGAACTGGAAAAGATTTATATTCAAATAGTACAGATGCTGAATATTCAAATGCAAATAGTTTAACAACTTTTGGTTCTGATGGTTTTACAGTAGGTTCAGACAATGGTGTTAATAATGGTTCAAAAACTTTCGCATCATGGAACTGGAAAGCAAATGGTACAGGTTCAGCTAATACAGATGGAAACATAACAACAACTGTATCAGCAAACACAACAGCAGGATTTAGTATTGTGTCTTGGACAGGAACTGGTAATGCACAAACATTAGGTCATGGTTTAGGTTCTGCACCTAATATGATTATTTTAAAAGAAAGGTCAGCTACATCACAATGGCAAGTAACTAATGATGCTTTAGGTTGGACTAAAAGATTAAATTTAGATGATACTTCAACTGCTGATACAACATCATACATATGGAATGATACAGCACCAACATCATCTGTATTTTCAATAGGAACAAGTGGTGCAGTAACTGAAAATGGTCAAACATATATAGCCTACTGCTTCGCAGAGAAAACTGGTTATAGCAAGTTTGGTTCTTATACTGGTAATGGTAATGCTGATGGAACATTTGTTTATACAGGATTTAAACCTGCTTTTGTTATGTTAAAAAGAAGTAGTAACACTTCTGATTGGTATATGTTTGATAATAAAAGAGAAGGTTATAATGTTGATAATGATGAAATTTATGCAAATTTAAGTAATGTAGAAGATACTGCCGATAGATTAGATATTTTATCAAATGGTTTTAAAATGAGAACAACTGGTGGCAATCTAAATGGAAGTGGCGAAACATTCATCTTCATGGCATTTGCATCAGCACCATTAGTAGGTTCAAACAACGTACCATGTACAGCGAGGTAAATAGAATATGACAAAAGCAAGAGATTTAGCAAACTTTAATCCAACAAATATTACAGATACTGGTACAGAGGGTACTAGAGTAGCTAGTGGAACTACAGCACAACGTGGCTCTACAACTGGTCAATGGAGATTTAATACTACTACAGGATTTTTTGAGGGAAGAAATGCTACTGGAGTATTTCAAACTTTAGAACCTACACCAACAATTACAAGTGTTAATGATGGAGAAGTTGATAGTGCAAGTGGGGGTAATCAAACTATTGTTATAAGTGGTACTGGGTTTTCATCTGGTGGAACAATAGCTTTTGTTGGTTCATCTGCTGAATTTAATGCAACAACAACAACATTTAATAGCACAACACAAGTTACAGCAGTTGCACCTAAATCAAGTTTTTTAAATGCACAAGAACCATATAAAGTTAAATTTACTTCATCTAGTGGAATAGCAGGAACATCAGCAACAGGATTGATTAATGTAGATAATACACCAGGTTGGCAAACGGCATCTGGAAATTTAGGTACAGTTTTTGAAGATGTGGCTATATCAACAATTACAGTTTCAGCAACAGACGCAGATAGTGATACAGTAGCATATTCAGTTCAATCTGGTTCTTTACCAACAGGATTGTCTTTAAATTCATCAAATGGCGAAATAACAGGAACACCTAATGTAAATGATACTTATGCTTCGGGTGGTGTTACACATACTTTTGATTTAAGAGCAACAGCAAACTCAAACACAACAGATAGAACATTTAATATTTTAAGAAAATGGAAAGATGGTTCTACTTCAAGTTCTGCATTAGCTTCTGCTACAGCTATTAAAACTTTAACAGGAACTACAACAGATGGTGGTTATTATATTCAAGACCCAAGTAATTCATCAAATTCAATTTATGCTTATTGCGATATGAATTTTGACGGTGGTGGTTGGATATTAGCTCATTCATCAAGAAGTAGTACATGGGACGGTCAATCTGGAGACCAATCTTATAATAATTATTTTGATAGTTCACATTTTGCAGAATACACAAGTGGAACACCTTATGACGTTTATTCTAAATTAAGAACAAATTATCCATTTACAGAATTATTAATACAATGGACATCTAGTTCAGATATGACAGGAGCAACGAACACTACTAGACCAATTTATCCAATGGGTTCAACTGTTAATGGTTTAATTAATATTAGTGCAAATACTCAATATGGAAGAAAAAGTGGAAATAGTGGAATATTACCTACAACTAATTATGGTTATGCAAGTACTCGTAATGCAGATACATTGTATTACAAATTAGCACAATCAGGTGATGACAGAAACTATATGTTTTCAAATTACACAAATAGTAATCTTAATCAAGGTGGTTTTTATGGTTGGGGTTCTGGTGTTCACAATAATTATGCTTGGATAGCAAGTACAGGCGATAGTGTTTCAACAGTAGCTTTTTACGTTAGATAATAATGCCTAGAAAAAAGATAACTCCAAAAGAGTATAGCGAAGTCGCTACTGGTTTATAATGAAAGTGCTGCTCATAATGTTTATGTGCAGCAGCGTAAATTCTATGTGTTTGGATCCTCATCCATTATCATATCACGACACACACTATGATTGCCTACAAGCTGGTTATGAAGAGTCTGCAAATAAACTAAAACAAATAGGTAAAAAAGAAACTAACAAGCACGAAATTTATATAAAGTTTTCGTGTACTTTGGAGAAAGTAAGTGACGCGTAAACGTAAAACAACATCTAAAAATCAAGAAGATATGAATGCTTTAAAAATATCTTACCATGAAAAGGTTTGCCAGGAGCGCATGAAAACTATTTTTAAAGTATTAGATGAAATGCGAAAAGACGTTAAAGAATTAAAAGCCGATATGAATCGGGGTAAAGGTGCCGCTGCAATTATAATATTAATTGGAGGTTTACTTGGCTCGATCTTTTACTACTTCACGAAATAGAAATACCGCTGCCGTAGGCTTATCGAATGAGCTGCTTGCTCAATCTCATTTTGCAAAGGATCCAAACTTAATTGTTTTTATTCCTGCAGGTGGTCGTGGACCAATCGATATACTTACGCTTAACATCAAAACAGGGGAGTACCAAGCTTATGACGTTAAGACTCAAAACTATCGAAGATCTGGAACAAAGATCTATCGAGCTAAAACAAAAGAGCAAAATAAACTAGGTGTCAAAATTCTTAACTTTGACCCAGAAAAGGATAAATGATTTATGGATGATGTTAAAGAAAGAATCAAACAACATGAGGGGTTTAGGCGTTCTGTCTATTCCGATAGCTTGGGTTTCGCTACTATTGGTTATGGTCATTTGGTATTACCTACCGATAACTTTGTTGAGGGTGTGGAATATTCTAAAGAAGAGCTTGATGCTGTGTTTGATAAAGACTTTCAAATTGCTCTCACTTCTGCTGATGAGCTGCTGGAAGAAATAGATCCTAACGAAAAGTTTTCTACAGTTAGAGGTATAATTTGTGAGATGTGTTTCCAACTTGGTAAACCTCGTACTAGCAAATTTAAAAAAATGTGGGAGGGTATTAGAGCTGCAGATTATAATAAAGCTGCGGATGAGATGCTTGATTCCAACTGGCATAAACAAACTACTAGAAGATGTGAAGATCTAGCTGAGCTTATGAGGAGCTGCGCATGATCCATCTATTAAAGATATTTAATAATCCTGTCACAAAACTTGTATTAAATAAAGGATCTGAATATTTAAAACATCGTGCAGAAAAAGTTAAAACAATTAGAGCTGCTGAAATTGAGGCTGCAAAGGATACAGATCTAGCTCGTATCAAAAGCCAGGATACCTCGATCAAGGATGAGGTGTTAATGTTCTGGCTAATCGGGATGCTGACTACTGGTTGGTTTCCAGGTACTAGAGATAATTTTAGAGAGTGGGTATCTATAATTAATGATTTGCCAGACTCAGTTTGGTATCTGGTTATTATAGTTTTCACTGCAAGCTTTGGTTCCAAAGTTACTAAGTCTGTTCTTGATCGAAAGAAAAAGTAAATGGCTAAGCAAAAGTTTACACACTTTATACCAAGGGATAAACCTAAGAAGCGGGGACCAGGCGCACATAAAAAATCTAAAAATAAAAACGAAAAACGTCAACA